CCTCAATACGGGAGTACCCAGCATTTGATAATGAGAGACCTGCTCTAGCAAATAGGCCAGAACAAAGTGCAAACATAAGGAATTTGTTAATTTTCTGCATTCCAGGTGAATCACAAAGATCTTTAAATCTCTTATGATTATCCTTGCCCATTTGAACATATTCCATAAAACTAGCTTGGGTTTCGACGGTATCTTCACAGAAAGTCTCCTGTATCCGATCAGTAAGTTGCAGGGTGATAGAATCACCACCATTGATACTTTTCACAAATGTAGCTACGGCTATAGCTTGCATCTTCCGTGAACTAGCGTCAGATAATTGAAATGCTAAAAAGATAACAGATTCAACTAGCGAGGTACTGGATCGAAACATAGGTGTGGACGTTAAGTTATAGAGATCTTCAGAAATCAAACTTTGTGTACGACCACACGACATACGGTGAAATTTGCGAGTTGATGGGTAAATAATGGGTTTGCTTTGGAGCCACCCGTCAGGTGGATCTCGCAACAAAAATCGTAACTCGCGTTCTTCCTGTTCATCTGCTAAACGTTGCAAAGTTCTAATGTTATAACCAATAAACAAATAAAACAATAGGGGTAAATAAGGATGCAGATAATACAGAAACCAACATACAAAGGGGAGAAGAACAATCAGCCTATTCTTCCAAAACTTCCTCATCGCTCTAGCCACAGAGCGAAACATTTCCAAAAAGACTTCGCCAATCTTTTGGAAAAACAACACAACAAGGGGGAGTACGTATGTGTACAAAACACCTCCGAAGAGGCCATACAAGGCTTGGGACAGCACAAGGAGGGGGGATAACATATTGCATAAAAGGGGATGCTCCACATGGCCGTTAACTTTAGACACAAACAGTGACTTGCTGGGGAGAACAAGAGATCAAATGACAACTAAACCGTAAAACGCTAGTTGTTGGTATTAACTCTCACCAACGAAGTTTAAATTGTTCTAAGTGGTTAGTCAGCTCAGAGGGGGATAACATCAATAATTGTTAGGGGGTTAGATAGTTTCTACTTCTAGGCGCTTCTCAGCGCCTTTTCGCCTAACTTGGGGGCAACACATGCTCTATCTCTCACTTGGGGGCAACACATGCCTCAGCAATTTGGGGATTGCTTTGATGGGGTTTTCGGTAACAGGACACAACCTGGAGAGGTTGGC